ATCGTCAATAGTTTTAAACTTAATAGGTTTGAGAAACTGACCTTGTAAAGTTTTATAATCTGTTTCTTTTTGTGTTAGTGAATATAATGTTGGAGCAAAATCTATTTTGTCTTTATATTCTTGGCCTTCGTGTATGCCTCTTACAAGAAGTTTACCTTTAAATTCAATAACTGATTTATAGAAGTTCATTTTTATTATCTTTCAAGTGTACTATTAAACCATCAAGCTCTTTTGTTAAAAAGATTTGACAACCTAATCTACTCACGCCTTCTTTATAACCTTTTTCGTATTCTAATAATTCTAATTCTGCCATATTCTCGTTTATTTTTGGCAGTTTGTCAATCCATTTTTCATCAACATAAATATGGCAAGTAGCACAAGCACAACAACCATAACAGTCAGCAGGTATTTCAGGTATAGAAACTTGACTAAATCGTGTTGCTGCTTCCATTACAGAACGGCCAATAGGCACTTCAACTCTAATTTTAGAGCCGTTTCTTACAAAGTATATTGTTACCATCAGTCAATTATAAGTTTAGGTTTTTTAAATTGTACAATACCTGTTCCTAAATGCTGATGATATGAATTTCCTATTTCTGTTTTTGGGTTGACCTCTGCTACGACATTGTTTCTTTTAATTGAAACAGTATCTTCTTCAGCATAAGGCATATATGGTGTAAGTGCTAGTGAAACAGGCCCACCTGGTTTTGATTGCATTGGTACAATCACAAATGGTTGTTTTATGTCTATCACTTCTGTATTACAGGTATCTTGTTTAATACCAATAACATCTTCACCTGTTGTTAATCTAAATATTTTCAAATCGCTCATAATATGTCCTTACTATACTACATTATTTACTTTTTGTCAATAGGTTTGATTCTTCTACTTAATACAAATTCTCGGTTTGGATTTACCGAGGCGTTAAATTTTCGTATCATATCTCTATTTAACAACACGTCATTACGTGATCTAATTCTTTCATCTAAACCAAATTCTACTTCTTTATAAACAAACCCATTAAATGTTACATCTATTTTTACAACTGGCCTTTCTTCGCCATCAACATCATCTGTATTTGCTCTAAAAATTTTTACTTTACGAATCAGTTTACTTGTGTGTTTTTTACCATCATATTTCCAAGAAACTTTACCGTCTTTAATATCTATTTCTTCAGCGTGTAATGCACTGACTTCAGCACCATTACCTGTATCTAATTTTGCTCTAATTAAACCTACACCATCTAATTCTAATGTTTCAATATAACCCACTTCTATAATAGATTGACGGTCCCAATTTTCCCTATCGTTAATGTATTCTATTATATTATCTACTAACTGTTTTCCTTTAATAGGACCTGTTGTATTAGGTGTGTCAGCGTAATCTTCATAAGTATATCCCTCATAATCAGCGCCTGTTCCTGGCGAACCATTGACTTCTAATACATAAATTTTATCTTTATATATAATATGGTCTACACCTACAATATAAGCTTTAGATGATCTGGCCGTTCTCAATACTATTTCAATTTCTTCATCTGATAGTTTATATGGTTCTGCAACAGCTCCTCTATGTACGTTTGATCTAAATTCACCTTTTGCTTTTACTCTTTTTGTACAAGCAAATATTTTATTATCAACAACAAAGGTTCTTATATCATAATCTGTTGGCATATACTCTTGTATCAGTAACTCGGCATCGTGTTTAAATAAAGCTTGTACTACTGATATGAGTGAATCATAACTATCAACTTTTACTACACCAATACCTTGTGTGCCTGTTAATGTTTTTACTACAACCGGAAATTTATTACCTATAATTTTTAATGCACTGTCTATATTCTTTTCATTAGATACAAAGGCAGTCTTTGGTGTAGGTATATTAAACTTTTCAAACAACAATGCTGATGTAAGTTTATTATCACAGTTTAACATTGATGACCTTGTGTTTAACATAAAGGCACCAGAGTTTTGAAAGGCAGATATTAAAGAAAGGCCTGCTTCATCTTCAATAGCGCCTGCTCGTGTAATTACAACAGTGTTTTTACCTATGAAAGTATGTTCACCATCTTCACCATCATAGTTATAAATGGTTAATGAATTTTTTTCTTCGTCTTTATCTGTAATGATTGAGTGTTTAGTGTTAATTATAAAACAAGGTATTTTTCTTTTTTTACAAGACCTTTGTATAAAACTAACAGTGATTTCTTTTTTAACTTTACGATTGCCTGTTTTCTGTTGTCTTACTTTAGGCGAAGATTTTGTGATGACAGCCACCGTAATAGGTTCGTTGTCTTTAGGTTTTTTAGCCTCGTTTAAAAAATCTCTAAACTTTGGAACTTGCATTTACTCACCTGTTGTTTCATCATCTTTTGTAATCTTTTTACCAATGTTATATTTAGCCGATAACGTCCATTCTTTTTTTTCTTTGAATGGTAATACTTTAATTTGACTTAAAGGTGCTTTGTTTTCGGCCTTTTCTTTTTGCACTATATCTATTAATGCCCAATCTTGTAGTAAAATTGCAATTGTATTTCTTCTTTGAATATCGTTTTCTGATAGTGTAGCAAGTTTGCCATCTAAAGCAAAGAGCTCTTTAAAATGCACTATGTAATATTTACCTTGTTTATGTAGAATATGGCAAGACTGAAATAAAGTCTTATCTTTTCTGGACGCCACACCTATTCTTGTAAGTGTTTCTCTTACTTTTAAAAAGTCATCAGGCTGTTTGATAGTTACCTCTAACATATCCTGTATTGACCATTTAATGCTCTCACTCATTAATTTCTCCCACCCTTATAAAGTTTGCTCTTAATATGTTCAATCTGTTCTTTGGATAGTATTGTTAGTGCTTCTCTCGCCTTTTCATTACTATATCCATAATACTGTTTTACATACTCTAAGTCTTTCAATTTGGCCTGTGATAACCACTTGCCACCAAATCGCTTCTTTTTTCTTACACTATTTATTAAAAAATGAAATTGTACTTTTTTAGGAAGAAAATGTAAACCATTCATTTCATTGGCCGGCATTAGTGTGTCCCAAAACATAGAAAGACAACGATTAATAACGTAAGGTGGGTACTTCTTTTCCCATAGAGAGTCATCACTGTCAAGTAGTGGTTCACTTGTTTCGTTAATGGCCTTTAGATAGTCTTTTAATTCGTACATAAGTTAATAGTAATCTCTTTTTTTAATAAACATATTTCTTTATCTATTTTGTTGTACTTTGAATCAAATGTAGCTTTATTCATTTTCATATTGTGCCAATTAAAATTATAATTGTCTAAGGTTAGTTTAGTCAAATTCCAAACAAAAATTACATTATCGGTAAATAAATTTACATATAAAGCTTGTGTATTATTTTGTTTAGACTTTTCTAATAATTTTTGATATTTTTTTCTTTCTAATATTAAACCTTCTGTAGCATAATTATGAAAACTCTCAAAATTTCTTTTTTTTATTTCACAAGTATAATTATTATTATAGGCATCGTAACTAGAATAATTTTTACCATTGTATATTAAGTTTTCCTCTTTAAAAATATCTACGTTGTTATTTAACGTATTGATAATATTTAATTCATCATTAGACCACATCATTTGAATTTACAACCGGCCATTACTTCAGTAAGACAAGCTACCATATTGATTTCTTGATCAGCAACAAAGGCTGCTTTGTATTGATAACCAGCAATAATTAAAACTGCTTGTGGTATAGATTTAGGATCTAAATGTAAATAAAGAAGATCGTAAATTTCTTTAAATAAATGAGTTGGCCCGTGATCTAGGTTTTGTGAGACCCATTTTCTCATACCATTAAAGTCTTTGTCTTTTAATTTAACGACAAGGTCTTTATAGTTTTCTTCTTTTAAACTAAAAAGAATACCACTGTCTATTTTACCACGAACAGAATATCTTTGTAATTCATTTATGGTTCTTCTAAAATCAGGATAATGTTTTTGTATAACTTCTGCTAATACATTTTTATCAAATTCTATGCCTTCATCTTTTAATATAATAGATAATCTATTCATTAATTTTGCGGCCGTTTTAACTTTTTGACCATTTGTAATTTTGAAATCGATAACAGTACAACGACTATGTAATGCTTCTATAATTCTGCTTTTGAAATTACAAGTAAAGATAAATCTACAATTATTAAAAAACGTTTCAATAAAATTTCTTAACGCAGGTTGTACAGATTCAGCGTTCATATAATCGGCCTCGTCTATGATTACAACTTTATGATTGGCTTCTTTAGTAAGTGAAATGGTAGAAGCAAAGTTTTTAATTTTGTTTCTTAATGTATCAATCTGACGGCCTTCATCAGAACCATTTATGATAATATAATCTACACCTATTTCTTCACATAGAGCACGAGCCACGGTAGTCTTACCTGTTCCTGGTGTGCCTGATAATAATAGATTAGGTATTTCTTTTTTCTTAACAAACTCTAAGAAAGTACTTTTTAAATCTTCCGATAAAATACAATCTTCTATTCTTTTAGGTCGATACTTTTCAACCCACAAAAAATCTGACATAATATAAAATCCAAGTTAATCATTTTTAATCAATTCATATTCACTTTCATAACCACCTTTACGGTCTGAAACCCAATCATCATACCTATCACTATGGCCAATTTCACTTAGAAATTCCCAAAGTTTATATTCACCATCTGTTTCTGAAAAACATTTTTCAAAATTTTCCATTGAACCAAAATGTTTGATTATTTCTGATGGTAAAGGTAAATAAGTGAACTCACTCGTAACGTTATGAAATTCTTTCATTATAACTTTAACAGGTGTTTCTTCTGAATTAACTGTGCCATCAAAAGACCTGGTAACGTTAGCATTGCGATCTTCCTCCTCTGGTGTCATTACAACAGGTTTATTCATATTAGAACTCCGAGTCTGGTTCTAATGCGATCCAGTATTGAACTGGTTTACTTCTGTTTATA